TAGGTCTTGTGTGGTATATGTCATCACTAGATGCAAACGTAACAAGCAATGCCCGTGAAATAGCTAGGCATGAGATACGAATCAATGAAATAGAAAAGACAGCACAACTACAAGCTGTAATGCTAGGACGCATTGATGAAAACATAAAGGCAATACGGGATGCAGTAGATAAGATGCAAGCCGCAAATTCTGCTAGATAATAAGGTAGTTTACTATGGACCCTTTTACAGCAATGGCTGCAGCTACGGCTGCTTTCAAAGGAATAAAGAAAGCTGTTGATGTAGGAAAAGACATTTCATCTATGGGCCAAACATTATCTCAATGGTCTAAGGCGGTAAGTGACTTAGACTTCTTAGAGAAAAAAGCTCAGAAGCCGCCAATGTATAAGATGTTTAGTGACACTCAGGCTAATGCCTTAGAGATCTGGACACAAAAGCAGAAGCTCAAGGAGATGAGAGAAGAGCTAAAGGAATACATCTCTTTTGTTTATGGACCGTCATCTTGGAAAGAGATAGTAAGAATAGAAGGTGAACAACGTAAGGCACAAAGAGATGCAGTGTATGCACAAAAAGAGTTTGTAGATAGTTGTATTAATGGTGTGATAATAGGGTTAATGGTACTGGCAGGTGTAGGCGCATTGATAGTTGTTCTGTACTTAGTAGGTGCTAAACAAGGCAAGTGGTAAATAAAAAGAAAGTTAAAAGACATGGCAAAATTTTTAGTTAGTGCTGGTGGATCTGGAGGGTCTTGGACAGGAGAGCATGGGTCTACTATAGGTAAATCTTATGGCTCTGAAGCAGAAGCTGAAGCAGCAGAAGCTAAGGCTAAAAAGGTTTCAGGCTATGCTGAAGGTGGAGACACCACAAAACTAAATAGTCAGTTAACAGCTGCAAAACAAAATCTTATTAAACAACAAACTTTGTTAGCTAATGAACAAGCTCAAACTGCTAAAATGGTTGCTGAAGGATTGCCAGTTAATGTTGATGGAACTAATGCTGCTCAACAAAAAGTAACTGACGCCCAGAATAAAGTCAATGAATTACAAGGAGAGCTTTCTAATATAGTACAAGGTGCAGTAAGACAAAAAACTGCAGATGCAATAGTTGATCCTGCATCGTTAACGACAGATCAAACCGTAGATAAAATTACTCCTACTAGTGATCAGCTTATTACTACTGGTACAGGAGAATTAGGCCCAGCACCTCAAGGTACTGTCACTAAAGTAGGAGATGCAGATCAAGCTATTACTCCTGATGCTGTTACTACATCTAAAGCAGAAGTTGATACGTCTAAGTCTGAAGTACAAACTGAAGTAGATAAGACACAAGCTGCTCAAGGTACACTTTCAGAAGGGTCTACCTTTGAGGGTGTAACTATGGAGCCTACTGACACTGCAGTAGGTGACGTAAAAGCAGCACAAGGTAGTAGTATTGTAATGAATAACCCTGTCACTAGGGAAATTCAAGAAGGGGAAATTATTTCTGGCTCAGCTGATGCTGTTAAGGCTGCTGCTTTTACAGAGCAAGTGCAAGCTGCAGAGGCTACGCCTTCAGAGAAAGCTACTGTAAAAGGTCAACTTGATGGCTTGATGGCAGACTTTGAAGAAGGGGCTACACCTGCGTGGGCTGCAGGAGCATTGCGTAATGCTACAGCTGCAATGACTGCTCGTGGTTTAGGTGCTTCATCTATGGCAGGACAAGCACTTGTACAAGCTGCAATGGAAGCTGCACTACCTATAGCTGCTGCAGATGCACAGACTGTAGCTGGCTTTGAGATGGCTAACTTGTCGAACAGACAACAACGTGCCATGCTTGCAGCTGAACAACGTGCTGCATTTATGGGTCAGGAATTTGACCAGAACTTCCAAGCTAAAGTTCAAAACGCATCTCGTATTGCTGACAGGGCCAACATGAACTTTACTGCTGAACAACAGGTAGCACTAGAGAACTCTCGTAACGCTAATACAGTTAACATGGCTAATCTAAATAACCGTCAAGCTATGGTAATGGCTGAAGCATCCGCTATAGCTAACCTAGAGTTATCTAACTTATCTAATCAGCAACAAGCTGCAGCACAGAATGCTCAGTCTTTCTTACAGATGGATATGTCTAACTTGTCTAACAGACAACAGACAGAAATCTTTAAGTCTCAGAGTATGATCCAATCTATTCTTACTGACACAGCAGCACAGAATGCAGCAAATCAATTTAACGCTACTAGTGAAAATCAAACTAATCAATTCATGGCTAATATGAAATCACAAGTAGAACAATTTAATGTAAGTCAGTCTAATGCTATGGCTCAGTTTGATGCTGATGCTACAAATGCTATGACTAAGTTTAATACAGATGTAATAAATCAGAGAGATCAATTCAACGCAACTAATCAACTTGTGATTGCACAAGCAAATGCATCTTGGAGACAGAAGGTAGCGACTACAAATAGTGCTGCACAGAATATAGCTAACGCTGAGTCTGCTAAAACAGCTAATGCTTTTACTGCATCTACAATAGATCAGATCTGGCAGCGTGAGCGTGACATGATGTCTATGGCATGGAAGTCAGCAGAGAGTTCATCAGATCGTGCAAACAATATAATTATGCAACAGTTAGGTATAACAGCACAGAAGGCAGCTATAGATGCACAAATTGCAGCAGATTCACAGAGTGCTATTGGTGGTTTATTTGGTAAGCTTCTTTTCTATGGTATCACAGGCAGTACTGGGGCAGCAGTATAATAATAATGATAAAAACAAGGTATTAGATATGACATTTGGTGGCAAAAACAACAGTGCAGATATGCGAAATGCTATAGTAGAAGAGATTGATGGCGATTCTATTCAAGCTGCTATTGAGCAAGCACTTAGTGAATCAGCCTCTGCTACTACAGGTCAGGGCGTAAAAGCTGCTGCAAATACTTTAGCAGACACAAAACAAACTGTAGATTCTATGCGTCAAAGATCCTTGGGTGCAAGGAAAGAAGAAAACAAACAGATGGATGCTGACAACGAAAAAAGAATTGCTAATGTAGGTAAGTCTTGGATGACTCTCTTAATGGGAGATGAGGAATCTAATGCATCACAAGGTCCAGACCCTTTAGGTTTAGCTAGACCAGATCGTGAAGCTATTGCCGCTAAAAAAGAAAAAGGAAATAAAGATAAAGATACAGTAGGCCTTATGGGTAGACCTAAGCTCAGACCTGCCTCACTAACTGTAAATGCAGACTCTCCACTGAATGTGCGTAACAACAATCTAGGAAACATTTTAAACTCATCAAAGAATAAGTGGAAAGGACAAACTAATTTAGACACAGAAGAAACATTTGCTTCTTTTTCTTCTCCTGAGTTAGGTGTTCGTGCACTTAAAAAAGTTATAGAAGCTAACATAAAGGCAACATCTACTATAGAAGAATATGTTAATCGTTATGCTTCTGAGCCAGACGAAAGAGCACACTTTAGAAAGACAGGTTCTTTGTTACCACACTTAAAAAACTATGCATTAGTTATAGCTCAGAGCCAAGGATTAGATAGCGAAAAAGCTAAGATTCCTACAAAAACAAATATGCTGGAGTGGATTAAAGCCACAGCTAGAGCAGAAGGTGGGGAAGAAGCACTAAGTTACTTTACAGATGATATAATAAAAGCAGGATTAAAATAATGTTTGGTCTACCTTTAGAATTAATTACTATGCTTTTCTCTACCATCTTAGGTGGAGTCATGTCTATCTGGGGTCAGTCTAACAAGAGTAAAGCTGAACAGAATAAGATGCTCTTAGCTAATGCTAATTTCAAAGCTAACCAAGTTAACGCTGCACGTGATGCAGGTAAGACTGACTCACACTTTGCTTGGACACGTAGGCTTATAGCATTAGCTGCAGTAGGATCAATTATTGTCTTGCCAAAGGTAGTGGCAGTGTGGTATCCTGATGTAAGCGTTATTGTAGGTTACACAGAAGTGCAAGGTGGCTTTATGAATTGGCTATTTGGTCCTGAAGAAGCAATACAATGGAAGTCAGCTAACGGCTTTGTAATAACACCACTAGATACACATATTGTATCAGCAATCATAGGCTTGTACTTCGGTGCAGGTTTCACTAAATAGTAAGGTAAAAGAAATATGGCAATGATGGCACCCATACCCGGACAATCTCTTACAGATGAACCTAGTAACTTTGCTTGGGAAAGACCTCCTGAGATTACAGATCCTAATGAAGCAGTTATGTTTCACTTAGATCGTTTGTCTGAAAAGCCTGTTGCAGAATCTGTACTGTTCCTTATGGATTTCGGCTACCCTACAGATGTTCTTACACGTAGTATGCTTACAGCTGCAGTAGGTGAGGGTATGCACTCTATTGATGTTAGCTTAATAGTTGCTCCTGTGATTGAGGAAGAGCTAGGATACATGGCTCGTGTTGCAGGGATAGACTACAAAGAGACTTTTGAAGCTGATCAGACTGATGATGAACTACAAGAAGAAAGACTTCGCATGTTGATTAGCAAGAGGCTAAGTGACAACTTAGGTAAGGGTGACAAAGAGTTTGCAAGAAAAACTTTAAGTGCTATGGGTTCTTCTGGTGAGGATAACTTAGAAGCTATGCAATCTGATATAACACCTGCACAAGAACAAGAGCAACAAGATCTTATGGACTCAGGTGTAGAAGTGTCTGCAGAAGATGTAACAGAAGACCTACCTAAAATAGATATGCTTGCTGAAGAAAATATTGTAAATGAAGAACCCATGCCAAGCGGTAAAGGTCTAATGAGTAGGAGTGTTTAAATGGCTTTGAGTTTTTTTGGAGGTATGGCAGAAGGCTTTGGTCAGTCATTAGATGATCACGCTAAGTTTGTTAGGGATCACAGAGCTAAAACTCGTGACTTTCTTCAGACGTATGGTACACAAGCTGTATTAAAAGCTAAAGATGAAGCAAACAAAGTTATTGGTATAGGAGCACGACTTGAAGCTTTAAATTTTGAACCAGAAGATCTTACATATCTTGTAGATACTTCAGGCCCAGCAGCCTTAGCTACACTTTATGAAAAAGTTAAAGGGTTTGAAAGTGACCCTAGTAGATTAACATCGGATGTTGTTAAGCAAATGATGCAAAGAACAAAAGATTATAAGCCCTCTGGTACATCATATCAGGACATGGTTACAAAAGCTTTTGGTTTGTATGCTGCAAATGTTACAGATAATCCAGTAGAGAATGAAAGCAATGCGTTCCTTGCAGCTATGGGATTAGATCCTAAAGCAGGTGGTGGTGAAACATATATAGATAACTATACTGAGAGTGACATAAGACGTATTGCTGGTACACCTGCACCTAGTTTGACTTCTCCTCTATCTGTAGACTTTGGTGCCTTACCTAAAATACATTCACCACAAGCACTAAGAGCTTATGCAACAGATACTCTTTTACGTATAGAAAGAGAAGCTGAAGTAGCTTTAAGTGGACTTTATGAAGGATCAAAAGAATTAACAGATCTAGCAAAAGGAGACAACGCATCTCTTTATAATTCATTAGCAGCTGCTATTAAAGAAGATAACTACGAGTTAATGGTAAAGCTTGTACCTTCTATAGGTAATGGACTTTTAGAATTTAATGATCTTACTAGAGGTGGTTTAAGTAACAACGCTTTCTTCTTACAATCAGTACCTAATTTCTTTTCTAGTGAAACAGCTAAAAGAGAAACAGGCGGCTTAGGAGTAGGTCTTACACCTCAGTATGCTAAGTTTTTTAAAATATATAAAGATATTCCACCTCTTGAAGATATTAAAACTTATCCTACAGAAGAAGAAGGTGTAGCGTCAGGAAATAAATTCTTTATACTAAATGGTCTTATTCAAGTAGTGGAACCCGACGAACAACCTATTACTCAACAAGGTAATGTGTCTACTAAACTTGCGCCCGGCGATGTCCTAAACATAAAGTTAAGTGGTGGTGTAGATTTAGATAATAATATCACGGTAACAAGAGATGGAAAAATTATAATAGCTAAACTACCACCTATTGATGTGACTGGTTTAACAGCCTCAGAAGCAGAACAAAAACTTTTAGAGCTACTTGAATTAGGGGATGAGGAACGAGGAACTAAGTCTACAGCTTCTGTTATGATGGGAACTGAGACTGTAGAAAATGAACCAACTGACTTAACAGAACAGATGTTATCTTTAGATGTTCCTGATACTGTCAAAGGTAATCCTACCCTTTCTAATTGGGATGCTTTATCTATTAATGCATTGTCAGACTTAGACAGAGAACAAAAGCGTGATGTAACTACTAGCAGAGAAGTTAAGAAAGCCGATACTCTTGCTTTGTCATCAGCCCTTAATAGTGTAAAAGAATATCTTGAAGCTGATGCTAAAGGACTTAGTAATGAAGCTCTTGAAGCAAAAGCACTTGAGATGACTTCAAAGATTATGACTGCACCTGAAGATGTACAGGCTGTAGTTATGGGTTTAATTCAAGACTTAGAAGATAATAAAATTCCTGAAGAAAAAGAGAGTTTAATAGATAAAGGTTTAAGTTTTTTAAAGAGAGTAATTCCTAAGAAAAAAGAAGAAACAATATTAGGATCTAATGACCCTGCAGACGTAGTTGCTATGGGAAAGATACCTTACACAGAACTTAGAAGCACTCAAGCAGTTCCAGATGCTATTAAGTTTAACTCTTTTGACAGTTTAAAAAATGAATTAAAGCTAGGTAATCTTAAAGATGGTGACGTAGTTGAATTTCGTACAGAGTATTTCGTAGTAAATCAACAAGGCCTGTCTGGACCTATTGGCAAAGTAGACTTAATTAGGAACTGATAAAACTAATGGCTAATTATACACTTAAAACATTTCGAGATCTTGATGAAAAAGAAACTGTTGAAGAGGTAAAACCTTACACTCTAAAAACTTTTGATCAACTTGAAACTGTTGAAGAGGCAAAGCCTTACACTCTAAAAACTTTTGATCAACTTGAAGATTCTGTAACTGCTGAGCCTACCGACAAAGCTACTGCTACACGACAGACATTACAATCATTACCTGATGCTCAAACTATCAATGACCTAATGACTGACAACAACTTCGCTGTAGTTGGACAGTACATGGATCAACGTTTTGGTATGCAAGAGGCTAGGCATGGGCGTCAGAAGATTGTGGATTCATTCGTCAACCACATGCGTAAGTTTAACTTTGGTCAATCTGTAACTACAGGCACAGAGTTAGCCTATCTTAGTACAGATGATGAGACTAAGAAGATAGCAGCAGGTCAAGCATATAAACTTTTTGATAACATGAAGGGTGCTTTCTCTGAGGAGTACACGCTTGCTCAAAAGGCTGACGCTGTGTACGACTACGGGCGTGCTCTTGTTGTAGACCCTATTAACTTAGTATCTTTAGGTTTTGGTAAACTTATTACAGGCGGTGCTACAAAAGTTGCAGCAGGTCTTGCAAAAGAAACAGTTAAGAAACTTGTCACTGAATCGCTAGGTAAGAAAGCAGCAAAAGGTACGCTTACTAAAGCTATGCAGACACAAGCTAATCAGATTGAGCAAAGAGTAATAGGTCAGATCCTTAAGGGTGAGGCTGTTGAAGGTGTTGCAGAAGGTGCCTTTAAAGAAAGCCTTAAGGCAATGACACGCAAAGAAATAATAGCAACAGCTGCTTTTGATAGTGCTGCTGCTGTTACTGTAGATACTGTGTATCAAAAAGCTCAAATGCAAGCTAATGTACAAGATAACTACAGCGTACTACAAGGTGCTCTTACTGGTGTTACAGGGGTATTTGGTGGGTCACTAGCCTATGGTCTTAGCTTACTTAACAAGGCACCTCACAGTGAAGCAACTCTACCTCTATTTATGCAAGCTCATGATAATGCCATTGCAACTGAAGCAGCAGTAGATGCTTTAGCAAAAGAAGCTCGTAAGAAGAGTAATAAAGAAGCTATCAAGAATATGAACTTTAGTGAATTTACTAAAGCACTAAATAAAAGTAGTACTGCTGCAGCTAGGTGGGCAGCTAAAGTAAACAGAGGAGATAAGCTTAGGCGTACTACAGATGGATCATCTGATCCACGCAGAGATGAGTTACTAGGTGCGTTCTTTCATGGAGTAAACGATGGAGATGATGTATTTAAAGGACTAAAGAATATCTTTGATGACTTTGGTATTAAGTTATCTAATGAAGATGATACATTTAAAAACTTTACAGACTTTGTAACAGAGACTATTAAAGCCCTACCTAAAGAAGCTAAAGCTGAAGTTAATTCTTTATATAAGTCTACCATGCAGAAACTTCCTGAGTTTAACCCTAATGGAAAACCTGCAAGCTTGGTAGGTGGGTTAAACATTCTTTCTAGTTTATCTAGTGAATGGGGCCGTCAAGGTCATATACTTTCTAAACTTAAACAAGACTTAAAATTGTCCAAAGGGCAGACAGCTGCAGAAAAATACAATGAACTTGTAGAAGAAACCCTTGATGCGCCTACTCCTACAGCTGTAGAGGCAGCAAGGGCTACAGTAAAAGAAGGTGCTGCTACAATGCAGCAGAACTTAATTCGTATGTTAATTACACACCCCGGTACAACTGCACTAAACATTGTTGGTTGGTCTAACGCCACAGCTATGCAATCTGTAGCAGATACTATAAGAGGTGCGTTGTACGGAGGTCGTGCACTAGGTGAGATGGCTATTGGACGTACTACTAAAGCAACAGAGTTTGCTAACAAATCAAAGCTTATGTTTACCCTTCAACGTCAGAAAGTTACAAACTTAGTAAGTCCCTATGCTACACGCCAAGCAGCATTTTCTTTTCTTGCAGCCAATCCTAAATCGCAAAGAGAATTATTCCGCTACATGTCAGGAGGAATTGAGCTTGATGATGTATACAAAAACTTAGGATTTAAGTTAGAAGATACTACTAATCCCGGTGCTTGGGAGAAAGTTATGGACTTTGCTCAGACTGTGTATGGTGTTAAGGCACAGGATTTGTTTACTAAGTCACAAGAGTTTATGTATGCCTTAGACAAACAGATACGTATAAATTACGGCATGAGCTACACAGATTTCTTACAAGATCCTAACCTATATAAATCAATGAAGGGAGATGACTACGTTAGAATACAAGCTGTAGCTGTTGAAGATGCACTACGTAACGTGTACGCAAAGTCTTATGGAGGAGATCGTAAGACAGGTGCAGAGGGTGCACTAACACTTGCTGCTAGATTTATAGAAGACTTACGTAAGGTTCCTGTGTTTGGTGCAATGGTTCCCTTTGGGCAGTTCTTTAACAATACATTAGGTCATATGTTTGATCATACAGGTATAAGCTTAGTACATAAGTATGTAGCTGGTACTAGCCGTGACCCTTTAGAGTTGCTTACTAAGTCAGCAGTCGGTGTCTCTTTTATTGGAGTTGTAACTGCTCGTGAGATGAAGAACATGGAAGAAGGCTTAGCTTTATTTGATGAGCGTGGCCCAGATGGTGCAATACGTAACCGTATGTATGACTTTCCTTACAGCTACTACAAAGCTATGGGACGTTTAGGTGCTCATGTCGTTAAGGATGGAGTAGTGCCGCCTGAGATGTGGAGAGAAGTTGTAACTGTATTTGGTCCTAAAAATCTTACACGACAGCTAGGTGACACAGCTAAAATGTCTTATGATTTGTTTGCAGATATTGCAACAGGAGAGGACGTTGCAGTTAGAGATGGTTTAATTAAAGTTGTACAAGACACTGGATCTATGTATCTCAGTGCTTACTCAAGACCCCTTGATCCTGTCAATCAGATCATTGCCCTAAGCAGAGGCGAAGACTTCACACCTATTGATCGTAAGCAAGGCTCAGAGTTTGTAAACAAGTCAACTCGTTATGTAGATCAAATCTTTACTGTATTAGCAGGGAAGGAGTTAGCACCAGAAAGGTTTAGTGCTCTAACTGATACCCCTGCAATGGCTCCTATAGGTAGGATCTTTGGTTATCGTGAGGTTCCGGGTCAGACCTCTATTCAACGTATGTTTAATGAAGTAGGTAAACCTCAGTGGCGTACTAACATCAAGTCTTTTATTCCTGAAGTACAGAATGACATCAACAAATATGTAGTTACGTTCTTAGAGGCTAATGCTGAGCGTACTATAAACACTCCTGCATGGAGAGATGGTAACACAGAGACACGTACTGCTATGCTTAACGATGTTCTTAAGCGTTCCAAAGATACTACTATGGATATACTTGAGAATAGTATTGATCCAGAAGATACTAAGACTCTTAAGCTTTACAACTTAAGTAAGAGAGGTAGTGGTGTCTCTAAAGTTGATGTAGAAAAAGCATTAATAAAGCTAGACTTAGACATGGAAATTACAGACTTAGATGAGAATCAATTAGACTTCTTAGTATTGTACATACAGATGACTAGAGAAGATGTAGAAAATGCTGTGAAAATGTCGCAATAAAAGAAGGGGCAACACTAAGCTGCCCCTCCGTAGTTTTATTTAATACCATGCGTATCTGCAGAGCGTCTTGCCCACAACAGCGCAGTAGTAAGGTTCTGTTTAACTACATCTAGCTCCGTTGTAACCCAAAGATTATTATCTAAGAACTCCTCAACCCATGTGAAGTGATCTTTAAGTCCTTCTTCAAACACCTGCCTCTTTTTATCTATGTGATCTTGTGCTTCTTGTTCTAGTTTCACAATGCTTTTACCTACCTATTATACTGGTGGCATAGTTACAAATAATGTAGTGATATAATCTACAGTGTTTGATGTAACACCTAAAGCTACAAACATTTTTAAAGATACTACGACTAATGTTTCTACCATATTATTTCCTTTAAGTTAAGTCTACAATTTCACAGCTATCACCAGAACACGCTAGTGTCTGACTACCTGCTGTATTATCTTCTTTCTCATAGTCAGCAAGACTATCCCAATCAATTTTATCAGGCATACTTGACAGTAGTGTTTTGTATTCTTCTTCACTACAATCCTGATAAGGTGCTTGTTGATAGGTATGCTCATTGAATGGCAAGAAAGAAACACCACTCATTTCATCAAAGTGTTTATACACGAATGCACCCACTTCAAACCACTCATCAGATCTAACGTTGATGGTTACACTAGGTTTGTGCTCACACCAATGTCTCTGATAAGATAACCACATCTCTAGCTGTTGAATAGCTGTAGTATCTTTTGTACATACAGCACCCTCTGGAGATTTCTGAGGAAAGCTAAACACTACAGTTGTGTCAGGCTTCATTACACAAGGCTCATTAGGTATACCTTGTTCTTTCATAAACTGAGTTAGAGGGTCTTTAACATCACCCCTGACAGTACGAATATAGTAGGGGGAATGACGAGAGTGAATCCCACTGCTAGACGACACCAGTTGTGATACGGTTCCAGACGGTTTGACACAACTGATAGCAGTAGAAGTAGGGATGCCAAGCCGTTCAGCCCACTCAGCATTAGTAGCGACAGCAATAGAACGTAAGTGCTCAAGAGTTTTCTCCAATCCAGCGTTAGCTTTAGTAAGTAAAGGGTTATCCATTATCCCTGTGAGTGACACACCCAACAGGCGTTCTTCTTCTGTATTTCGCACCCACAGTTTTCGCAAGTATGGGAACTTGGTGTAGGTAGATTGTACTGTACCCAAGATCGTAGCAAAACGAACTTTCTTTTCAAGGTCTTGAAGATTATCTGTTGCACGTACTACTACCTCTGTTAAGTTACACACTTGCCCACTGCGTAGAATTATCTCACTGCAAGGATTAGTTCCAAACTCATGGTCAGGATCACGCCTACCATTCTTGGCTGCTTGTTTCTTAGCTGCTTCACGGTTGAAGATACCACGCTCACCTGAGCCTGACTCAACCAAAGCCATCCACTCACGCATGAAAGACAAACTGTCCGGCTTCTCACCGTATGCAACTGAGTTGTTAGCTAGAGCACGTTGTGGTTCGTTCTCCCACCAGTTACCTGACTTAGCGTGACGCATACGATCATCAGATAGATTTGACAAACTGATCATAGCACTGCGTCTTACACCACCCACGACTACGACTTCTCCTATCTTACACATTATGTCGTGACACTCTATGCTAGACAAACGCCGCACTTGTGCATCTTTAAATGTTTTAACTACAAAGTTAAATAGATCTACTAGAGGCGCAGGACCACTAGCTCTACCACCAAATGTCTTAAGTCTAGCACCTGCAGGACGTATCCTGCTAATATCCCACGTAGGTATTTCTCCACTGTACAGGAGAGCAATAAGTTGACGTAAGGCTTTAGACCATCCTTCCTTACTGTCTTTGACTACGATGTTAGTCTCACTATCAAACAACACAGGTACGTCTGGTAGCTTCTGGACGTACTGTCTTTCTACTGAGAAGCCTACCCCTGTTCCACACATAAGCACATGCATTGCCTCATCAAAAGCTACAATGCTATCTACGGCTATGTATGAACAGTTGTACATAGAAATGTTATCTCGTGTTGCAGCAGGACCAGCAGTCATCAAGCTTCGCATAGATGGCATCACCTCAAGACCTAAGATAGCTTGCTCTATGTCTTTAATGTAGGTATCATTCCCAGCTACAGGACGTACAACGTTGTCCATGTAACGTGATACAGTTTCTTCCCATGTCTCTCGACGTTTCTCTTTATCTAGCCAACGTGCATAGCGTGACTTATGTATAAACGTTTGGTAGTCCGTAGGTAATGAATTACTCATCTGTTATCCCCTGATCCTTGTAATACGCCACGCTCTTGACGACTATCTAATTTTTCTATATTCATTTCAGCTACTGTTTGTAGGCTAGATCCATAAAAGTTAGACAAAGCAGCAACATAAAATAAAACATCTCCTAACTCTTTTAGCATACCTCTATCATCTAGTACAGCCCCATCCCTAAAACTTTTCTTTAACTTTTCTGCTATCTCTCCAGCTTCTCCCACAAGACCAAGAGTGTTTTCTATTTGTCGTGTCTGTCCTTTAGTTAATATCTTACCTTCTACCCATTGGCTGTAAGCAGCAAGATCATTCTTTGGCGTACCATCCTCATTAAATATATCATAGTAGGGATCATAGTCTGGCTTCATGTATATCTTTCCTTTATTAAAATGTTATGTATTGCAACATCATCTATATCATAGAATGTATTTCTTACAAGATCACTAATGTCTTCTGTGTGTGCGTCATCATATGATCCTAGTATATTATTATCTTCATCTATCTGAAGTATAAAAGTTACACTAAAAGTTTTAACTTTCATCTGTGCTTCTCCGCCAGAGCCTCATTCATTTTATTCAAGTACCATGCAGCCTTCTTCATATCTTCAGCAGGTTTTTGCTTATAGGCATAGCGGTGCTGATACTTAATCATGTTACCATGACAGTACGCAATAAAACCATCTAAGCCTACCACCTGCCTGATATAATCAATACACTCTATACCTCCCATATTGTAATGAGCAGGACGATCTACAGGATCAAATTCAGTCATGCGTTACCTTTCGTTTTTGTGTAAGCGTTGAAGTTTATTATCTCACCATTACGTCTTTGTACAGTTTTATCTTTATTGATAAGTTTATTTGCTTCTTGAAGTAACAGTTGATTTCTATGATCATTAACTCTGTCCATCAACTCTCCATCCTTTTCCATTAAGTCTAAGAAAGCACTGCATAAGGTAGCAACATAAATTAAATCTTGAAGTACATCTGTAGAGTAACAGAAGTTGTCACCTACTGCTACTCCTGTAGCTACACTACCATCCCAATCATCTAGATTATCATTGCTTGTAGGTTTTATAATAAAAGCAACTTCATCTTCTTCTAATTCATATGGCATACTAATCTCTCCTTTCCGTCTTTAATGGTATTATTCTTTTTCGAGTAGCAGTCCCTTCTTCTTTAAGCCACTCTTCTGGTATAACTCTGTTCGCCCACAAGAACTCTTTCTTCTCACACCACTGTGCATATGTAGTTTTAGAACCTTTATATAATTTAGATCTAGCATTACTAAATACAAATCTAATATCTAATTCAGGATGTTGTCTACGAACTTCTATATGCTTGTGCCTATCTTCAGAGTCAAATTGTCCTTTGGTTTCAATTAGTATTCCATTGTCTAGCTGAAAGTCAGGAGTGTAAGTACGATAACGTAAGTCTTCCCACTCTATCTTTAGCTGTTCATACCTGACAATCTTCTGGCATTTAGACAGCACAAGAGCAGTACTTTTTTCAAGCCCACTCCTGTACTTTCTTTTAGAATGATACCGTCTATGCGGCTTCATTGTCTGGCTCAGAGCTACTCTCAAGAGAAGCCTTAAGTTCTTTTACTAAGCTGTTACCAACATTAGATACGCATCTCCATTGATACTCTAATTGCTGCTTAATAGATCCGTTAAATTGAATCTCATTTAACATAGCAACTTCTTTTTCTGTAAAGTCTTCTGTATCATATTCTATTTCGTCTAGTGTAATTTTAGCCATTCTTATTTATCCTTCTACGTAAACATATTCTATTAGGGGTGGTGCCTTAGTTCCTGTGTAAACTTTAGAGGGTAGCTCTTGTAACTCAGGCCAACACTTCTTCTTGTGACTACACCATGAGCATGTCTTGCATAGCTTCATGTTGCCACTTGCTTTCTTTCTAAACGTTTCTGGTTCAGCTTTAAAGCAACGCTCAAAGGGTTCATCATTATTAATATAATTAACTGTACCTTCGATTGTTTCCATTACCTCCTCTACATTAGCTGTTTCAGCTGTTACATATTTAAATTGCCCATTTACTTTATTGATTACCCACCAGCCACCAACTTCTTTATCAGCAGCTTTAGCATAACCTACAAGTTGTGATACATAACCAAAGTCATCAGAGTAAGCTAGAGAATCATAACTAGAAAACTTGTTGTCATAACCGTAGGGTGTAGTTGATTTAACATCATCCACCTTACCATTCAACACCATGTCGTACTCACCTTTAATAGTATCAGCACCAACTTTTAGTTCGACTTTATTGTTGTCTTCAAAGCTAACTCCAGCAGCACGTAGTATGCCTTTGAATATAGCTTCAGTCCAATCACCCATCAACATATTTAACATAAAAGAAGTAGGCTTCTGTACATCAGTCTCAGGGTAGTTCTTGTCGAACCAAAGTTGACACCTTGGGCGTCCAATGTTTGACATACGTAAACGAAACTCTTCACGTGGCCCACCATTGAACTGTTTATTAAGTGCAGCAGCCACATCAGTGGCTACTTGCTGTATTACTTCTTCACTCATACTTGCCTTGCCATTAATAGCTGACCGCAAGAATGCGTGTACTGATAGCTCAGCAGGATGAATCATCCCTCAAACTCTCTCACTTCTACAAGTGAACCAACTAGATCCGCTTCTTGTTGTGAGATATTTCCGGCAGCTGCTTCTTCATGTTTACCTTCTATCCAAGAGTTAGTACCAGAGATCCAATCCATGAAGTCCTGAAGGGTCTGACTATCGCTCTCTCCATAAGATACTTGCTCACCTAATGCAGGTACAATGATAGCGTACTTACCACCAGAAGGAAGATCACGTTTAGCACTACCTAATTTGATAGTATGCTCAACAGGAGTTAACTTCTTACTCATGATCTGATTGATAGCTGCGTCCATAGATTTCATAGACTCGTTGTTTTTGATGTCCATTACAAATGGTATTTCTTCACCAAGATTACTAATAGAATTTCCTAGATCATCAGTAGGCTTATCTAATTTTACAACACCAAGCAATACACGAACTCTTTTAACTCCACGTATTATTGTCTTCATTTCTTCAGGCAATGATTGAAAGTCTTTAATATAACCTGAAGGTCTACCTAAATTAAACTTACCTGTTGTATCTTTAAGATCTACATTAAGGCTAGTAGATAATAATGTTTTATCCATAGACTTTGTTTCAGCATCCCACCTCTGCCATTGATGACGTTGTGAAAAGATACGTGTTGATAGTGTCTTACTATAAACAATCTCTCCATCAGGCATGGTAATCTTATACGCACCTACAGGAACTTTAATGTGCTCATCCCCTTCAGCATCTGTCTGCGTAAGAGCAGAATGTATTTGATTGATTCTTGCTAAGGATGACTGAGAGCTAGTAGTTGCTCCTGTATTTATGCCCATTGCTTCTGCAAGAGACATACCTTCTACTTTAAGTGCTACTTCTGTATTCATATTGATATTCCTTTCATATGAAATTATTTATTAAGAGACTAAGTTATACCCTTATACGTCATGCGTGTCAAGCCAATTCGGTCCTATTTTTGCTTCTAATAATAAAGGTACATTCATCTTTACTTTATAGTAATCATAAATTATTTCGTGTAGGTCCATGTTCATAGTATTAATAATTTCTATTACCTGATCTTTTTCATAAGGATGTATGTCTATAACCATTGAATCGTGCACACTATTAACTAGTGTAGATCTCATTGGCATCAACCTATTCTCTAACTCAACCAGTACTACAGGTACAATATCTCCTGTGGCAAAGCCTTGTACTGGATAGTTTTTTATCATAGTAAAGTTTGTTGGTAGACCATTAGCTCTCCTTTCTGTGTTAGGAAAGGCATACTGTCTGCCTCCCACGTTAGTAATCTTTTGATAGCGTATTGCTTCATCTCCTAGTTTCTTGTGCCACCTAGCTATACCTTTGTACTTCTCTATAAACTGATGATAGTAGGATGCTTCTGCTGGTGTTCTTCCATAACCTGTGGCCCCAAACAACGGAGCAAATGTATGTTCCTTAGCTTCCTGTCTAGTAGTTGACTGTCCTGCATCAGTGATAACTTCTGCTGTGTAGCTGTGAACATCAAACCCTGACTCAATCTCAGAGATTGCAACATCATCCTGTGCTAAGAACGCTGCAACACGAAATTCAAGCTGGGCAAAATCACACTCACATATGTGACCACCTTCCCATCTAGATACAAACACTTTCTTAACAGGGAATGTACCTCCTCTTGGCATGTTCTGCATATTAGGATTGCGTCCTGAGAACCTGCCTGTACTTGTGATGTGTTGTGTAAGACCAACATGGAGGTATCCATCCTTCTTTGTAAAGTTAGATATACCCTCAACAAAAGAAGATAGATAACTAGATATGGCTGACAGGCGTTTAAGATCTTTAAGAAAATCTACAGCACTATCCATCTTATTCGCCCTAGCTGTAGTCATAAGAGCAGAAAGATTATCCTTACCTGTACTAAAACCATTAGCACTAACCCAACTTTTGCTAGGCGGCATGAATCCTAACCCCGCCAACTCATTGGACTTTTTAAGTTGGTATCCTCTGGACTCACAGGATTTACATTTGTTAGGCCTTGAGAATTTTGTACCATCTTTTTTGATACGATATACGCTACCAGTACCACTGCAATCAGGACAGGTAAAAGCGGTGGTCTTACGCATGTAAGTTGTATTTGCTTTAACAGCATCCTTATACTCCTTATCTGTTTTGGTAAACTCAAACAGCTGAACCCACTCCTTCTTATCTATAGGCTTACAACTGTACACTACCTCTGACATCTGCGCTGGGCTGTTAAGGTTAATGGGAGTATCGCCCATAAGTTTACGTACCTTAACCTGTAACCTTTCTTCTATCTCAGCTTTCTCTGTTTCAAACTCACTACGCACAGACTCTAGTGCATCTAAGTCTACTTTAAGTCCTGATGAATACATGCGAGAAAGACTTAAGCAAACCTTAAATGTAATATCACGTATATTAATAAGAGATTCTGATTCAGGCTTAGCGTAGTCTTCTTGTAACGCTACGTAAAGTACACGTGTTGTAGATAAGTCACACTGTAAATAGTAGGTAAGCTCTTTTAAAGGTATTTCATTTGTATTGTAACCATCTTTAAAGTAAGTCTTTAGAGTATCACCCTTCTGAAAGTCTAAATTTCTACGCTCAGCACAGTTAGCTAAGCTAATAGATTTCTTTTTAAAAGATCCTGTTGATGTCATCTCTACGTGATTACCCCTCATCAAGACGTATTCAGCTAACATAGTGTCGTATATAGGTCCATCATACTTAAAGCCACTCTCCCATAGCCAAGGCATATCATGCTGAGCGTTGTGCATTATTAATAATGTGGCTTTATCTAACTTAGATTGTAGTTGTCTACCTTGCGACCCATCAAAGTCATGTGCTTCAACATGATCAAAGTTATAAATGTTTTGAATACCTGTATTAACTTCTTGTACACCTACCTGCACAAGTCTATTTGTTTCCTCAAAAGGATCAAGGTGTACCTTACCACCTCTGTTTGTAACAGTATTCTCTACATCAAGAACTAATTCCATTATCTCTCCTATCTACGCTAAGTATTGTGCTCTAGCTCCATCTAGCTCACACGTTATCTTACCATGCCAACCACCTTTAAGCTTATTCTTTGCAACAATCAAGTATCTTTTTGAATCCAACTTATCTTCTTCTTCTTTTACCTCAAGCACAGGGTTCTTAGATATTAAGATCATTAGATCTGCTTCTGCTGCCTTGCCTGTCTTACTTCCTTCAAGCATAGATTGATCTACATTTACTTTTCCTTCAGCCTCTGCTGAGAGTTGGGACATCCAGATAACAGCACAGTTGTATTGCTTAGCTATATTACGTGCGTGAATGGCAGCACTTTTGAGATAGACATCTGACGCCTCACTGTTCTTGTTGGCAAACTTATCTCCCATATCTAAGACTACGATATCAGGTGTATAAGCTTTAATGATAGCTTCAACCCATGCCATATCTTTACCTGTACTATCATACAAATCTATTTGTTTACGCACTGGCTCGTATCTTGATGAAGCTAATGCATAGTTACCTTTGACTTCCTCCATAGATAAAGATGTTGCTGCACTTAGGTAACGTGCTCCTACTCGTTCATACGCTTCTTCATTACAAAGGATTAGGCACCTAGCTCCTTGAGATGCAAAGCCACCCGGTGAGCTTATCAAAGATGCATGGAAGGATGTCTTACCTGTGTTAGGTCGTGCTCCTACAATAATATATTGACCTCCACTGATACCCTCAACTCTTCTACGTAAGCTAGGAATATTAAACTTCCATTGAGATTGAATATCATTAGCCTTAAGTAAGTGATCTATATCTATGTTACCAAAGTCGAGCTTCAGGTTAGGAGTAAAGTCATCTTGATATGTACGCATTAGATTACGCACTGGCTCAAGACTATCTATCCTACCATTAACATAATCATAACCTATGTTAGCTAGTTTATTACCTAATAATTGCTGAAACAATTTAGATAAAACAGTACTCGCTATTTGTTTGTTCATCACTTCTTCATGGGACACACGTTTAAACAGATCATTATAGACCTCTTTGTTTGCTGTGGTCAAGGTGCTATTGTTAGCAAAAAACAAAGCCTCAAGTTCAGAGGGTGTTAAAGTTCTATCAAAAGTTGTCATTGCATAATCTAAACTTTGTTTAATCTTACGAACATCTTTACTAAACAAATCATCAGGACATCTTATACTTTATTATCATCGTAGAACTCTTTGTCCATGAGAGTTCGTATTAGTGCTAGTTCCATCATTTATTTCTTTCCTTTCGGTACTACTTTATACATACCCTCTGGAGTTTTATAGGAAGTAAGTATGTCAGTAAACTGTTGCATACTCATAAACAACATTTGATAATCTCCCATGCTCTCATCAAACTGTCTCATGTAAACTATCCCATTATCTGCTATGACCATCTCAATATCTTCAAAGATACCTGCATGATCTAGTGTGGTAATTACTGAGGTATCTGAGTTAAACTCTACCGTAAACATTATAGTTACTTTCCTCTTACCTTAGATTGCTGACGCTCTTCATCTGACATAGGCCTTATGTAAGGTACTACAAAACCTGTGTTCCACAACTTTGCCTGAGCTATAGCATTTTCTTTATTATAAAAAACTAAGGGGTCATCATTTATGGTGAACATAGGTTTACCTGTATCATACATAAGCTCACCTTCTTCTACTTCAAACATCACTGCCCACATTACTTTTCTCCTGTTACATCTAAACACACAACACCTATACCATTGTGAGTTATCATTACTTCTGCTCTTTCTCTCCTTGCTTCACACTGCTCATAATTATTATATGTAGCTATGTGGTAGTACTCTAAACTCTGCCCACTAATTAACTGTAACCAAACTAAGGCCCACATTTTTGTAACTCCTCTAATCTATTTTCTAAATCAGTTATCTCTTTAGTTAAAGCAAATAGCTCCTCTTCTTTACGTGCTATCTCAAGCTGTAAATTTTCTATCTCACCTACCATACTCATCCTACTTCTCCAATCTTAATGCAAACCATGACACAGGAAACAATCCTTTCATGCTATTGCATATTCTATTTGCTACTAGTCTAGTCTCGTACTGCGTATCTCCTGCACATCTAAGGTTGCACATATGTGCAAAGGCGTCAAGACTACCTGACCAATACCATTCAGTCATGGTGCTTTGTGGCAACACCATACGTGCTTGCTCTGGGCATACACCGTCACTTATCAGGCAGGTGTACAAGTCCATACCGTTTCCGTTGTAATCATCTAAGCTATAATCAACAAGGTCTACTGTACCACTACTGCCCTGCTTCTTATCTTCTGAACGTCCACGCCATGCATCTGGCACATAGAACTCAGGCTCACTGTCTACATACCTACGACTGATCTCATTCCAGCGTAAGAACTTATGCTTGACTAGCTGTCGAGCTACAAAGATGGGAGCTTTCACAACAAAGGATGCGAAGCAATGCCCGAATGGTGAGAAGTGTTTATGTTCAGCCAAGTAATGTATCAGCTTGCGATCTTTATCCTTCAATACATACTGATCTGTTTCACTGTCGTGGTCATGCCATCTGGATTCTTTTGCAAAGCTAACCCTTGCTGCATTTACTACAGTCAAATCATTACCCATGTGATTTAGATATGTTACTTTAATCACTTTAAAACTCCTTTACGAACACCTAAAAACTCCTTCACAAATTGTTTTGCCTCTTCTATACCTTTAAAGATTTTTTTATTTTCCCCTGAAAAAACTTGCCAAACAACTTTTTCTTCTTTTGAATCCCATAATTGTTCTATATGTATTAGGCTATAAGTATCAAGGTGTAGTGCTATATAAGATTTATCAGCACCACCAGAACCTCTAATTAATTTATTGCTCCATAATATTCCTTTGTCTGGCTGGTGTTTAGACCATTTAGCTGATCTGTTTCCTAGTGCTTGCCTTGCATCAATCATTAGAACGGCACCTC